TTTGCATGTGTGTTTTATTAATAACTTTCAGAATTAGTCAAGCCGAAGCCCATCCAGTTAAATGTACATTACTTGTTGATCTTTAATAAAAGGAGAACCAGCATTAGCCTTGTCATCTTTATCTGCGACGTTAGCGTAATAAAAAGGGGGTTTTTTAATAACCCTAGCATCTATCTGAGTGACTATATTAGAAACAACTAATAAGTAACTCTTGGCATCGGAAACATGTATAATAGATTGAATGAGAGGGCCAAAAATAGACATAGCATCAGGGGAGAGTTTTTCAAGCACCTCCTCAAGCTCGCCCCGGGGAGCTGTAACAGCCAGCTTGGAAACACCAGGGTGAGCAGCCTCTATGGCCTTCATAAAATGTTTGAGCATGCGATGCGCTGTACGATTAGGTCCAGCATCACAGAGTAAACCGAAAGCTTTGACGTAAGCCATGACGAACGGATTATAAGGAGTGTCGTCAAGTCTACCAGTCTTACCAAGAAAGCCGTGGGCATCCATAGACATTCTGGTAGCATAAGCATCAGTTTTCCTCCAAGGGAGTATGTAGACATAATTAGTAGAATCAGGGTGCATGGGGTTGTGTCTAGCATCAAATTTTACGAAATAACGTTGTAAAATATGGACACCACCAGAGATAATCTCATCATTACGTATATGAGTAAAAAATTTGTCGGTATGGTGAGGGGTAGGGAGCAATAATTGAGTCTCACTACCTTTAACAGTCAATCCTAGTTCTTTCAATTGAGCAGCTAGCTTGGTTGGGTATTGCCCATCACCAAGTAACTCAGCACGTGTAAGGCGAAATTTCAAGACCATGTCGTCACCATAGGCAACCAACTTAAAGTCATTGAACACGTCTTTAGGGTGTAATTTAGCAGCTAAATATATGCTAAATAGAGCCATATATGTGCTATGTATAGTCATAAGCGTGGCAATATGAGAGGTGCCGAGCCAACCGCTGGCCATGATACCAAGTACCATGTAGTAGTAACCGCCAAACCACTGAACAGTTTTAGCGTTTACACCAGCAAATTCGACTGCGAACATCTCTGCAAATGCTTCCTCATCAGGAATGCATTGAAAGTCTACGCAAAATAACCGCATAAGCAGATACATAAACAACCCTACGGGCGAGTAGGACATATCATGTCCAGAAATATCAATTGTAATATAACCCCACAAAGCAGGGTCATCAGGATCTATGTCTTCACCACGAGTATGAGGATCCAACTTCATCCATTCAGCAAGCCCCATAGCTCTCATCATCATGAAAACCATAGAGGACCATATGCTAGTACCAATAAGGCAGCCTATCCATTTCTCCAAACAGCGCATAAAAGGAAGAGTGCAGAGTTTAGATATAAAATCATGAATAAGGCCAAGCATAGAAATCAGGCGGACTTTGCCAGGTGGATCGTCGACAGATCTTACTTCAGGTTTAGCAGTATAGACAGTGACAGGAGGAGGAATTAACTCCTCGCTTCTTCCTATATTTTGTCTAACCAGTTCGAGGTAACGTTCAACTACACGGCAAGCAAAAGGTCCCATATTACGTTTATTCCTAGCAAACATAAGTTCAAAGTGTCGGAATCCCACACCACTATTTGGATTGAAGTTCAAAGAGTAGGGGGCCCAACTGTCAGTGGTGGCATACATTTTCCACTGCTTTACATTGAACTCATGGAGAAGCGCAGCACTTACAGCTTTAAAAACTTTTGGGTCGGCATTGTAAATTGTACCGGTTTTGCACATCTTATCCCTAAGGGCGGTAAGATTGGCATCGGTAGGAGCAGTACTTATATATGCCCCCTCAGCAAAGCGGACCAATGAAGGTGCGGTCTGCCGAACGGACTCTACTGCGAGCAAGCGGACACCTTCGTGCATGGGTACAGGCGCGAAGGTAGTTTTAACTGTAGGTACTTTGCTACTGGAGGTAGTAAAAACAGTAATAGGGATATACTTTGGAGAATACAAAAAGGATAATATACGATCACCAGAAGCTTCAGGAGTAACCGTGGCGGTAGGAAAGTTGCTAGCAAGTAACTTAATGCACATAGTCATGTCTAACTTGGAATCTGTAGAACATGGAACATTAAAAACAACATCTCCAGCCTTATGTGGCGCAAGTCCAAGGTCATTGTCCTTACGGCACACTACGCGCCAAGATAATCCATCATCGGTTTTGGTAATAGTATAATCAAGCATATTTTGCCAAAGCAAAGGATCTTTCTTACCAATAGTTTTCCTCAAAACGCAAAATCTGTTAGAGGCCAGTGTTGGGCGAACTCCAAC